TTGTCCCATTAATTTATTAAGTTCTTTCATTTTGGTTTCAAATCCTTGTTCTTGTGATTTTTCAGTCAACTCATCGATCATCCGGGAAACCTCTTTGCATACATATTTTTTGAACGAATTTTGAACTTTCATATGCAATGGTGTATGACGTTTATCTTCTTGTTCCGCCCAATAAACTCCAGTATATTCATATAGTTTTCCATCTACGTATATGTATTTGTCCATATACAAGACGCGAAATATATTCGCCAAAAAGGCCGTTGAATATAAAGTGAAATCAAATTTCAACGATTTATCAAGAACCGCATTGTATCCCAATTCCATTGCCTTATTTGATAGTTTTAAATCAAATCCGGTTTTGGTTAAGATTTCCTGTTGCAACTCTTGAATCAATTGTGGTTTATAGAATCGTTTTTCGATCATTAATCCGTCCGCACAGAGAACCGCATTATCATTTTTGATATAACCATTTTTCACGCAATATAAATAAATTGTTTCCAGAATTTGGACCTCGCATTCTTGGAGGAAATAAGAACATACTGTACCATTGATATTACACGATTCGTCTTTTTGCTTTTCCGCAATTTCCAAAATATGAGGGTTTGCCATCGCAATCCATTCATTAATCGTTGCAATCTCATTTTCAAAGTCAATGAGTTTCTGGTTGGCAAATGAAACCTCTATTCCCCATTTTGAAACCCACGCTTGAGAACCACCTCCAAACAACAGCCGGATAAATAGGTCTTTGGGAATGTCTTTCTTTAAATGGGGCTGTTCTTTTACTTTGTCCATTTGGGTAATTTTATAATGTTTATTTACCAAATCCAACCATTCTTGGCGGTTTTCTACATAGCTTGATAAGAGCGGAGCATCAATTCCAGCACCCTGTAATGTAAGCAATAATATTTTTGGGTGGCAATTGTCTATATCAACGTCTTCATAATTATCATTGGCCAACGTATGGCGGATTTCGCGTCTTATGTTATAAAGGCCGACTCCATTCTCTGGGTTGCATCTTCCGAAAGGATTGTTCTTTGATTTATTATATTGGATTTTTGCACGGTCTCCGACCATCTTATCGCGGTATTTTTCCAGCTGTTGCTTTTCGTTGTCGTGCCATACCTTACAGATTTGGTTATTAAATGTTTTTTTCAGAAGGTTGCTATTGATTAGCTTCTCTAACACTTGTAAATCCACGGTTTCATAGAGCGTGATACCATTTAAGCAGTTGGGTTTCGCTTCCCTTCTTAGGGACGCCAGGCGGGGGTCATTGGAATTTGGAGTTTGCATTCTTTTCTATATACCTATCAGAGATTTTATTTTTAAGCCTTTTTCCTAAAAGTGTTTATTACTTTCAAAAACGCCTAAAGAACTTTCAATTTTAAGGGGTCCTCTATATTCCTAATTGTCCTATTTTCTGTCTTTGTCCTATTTTCTGCCCCTAAAAAAGGAAAGTATATATAGAATAAAAACCCTAAGAGAAGTTTCTAAAAACAGGGGCAAAAAAACGGACATTAGGACATTAAAGGGCAAAAAATAGGACATTGCAATATGGACCTTAGGAATTCCTATAATAGCCACCCCCCGTTAACCAATTTAAAGCCCCCTCAATAAACTGCTTAATTAAACAGCTAAAAGTTATATAAGTACGCTTACTTATATAACCAACTCACCGAACCCATAATCGGTTCTTCTTTCTCTCCAGCATAATCCGAGCCAACCTACGTAAGAAAATAATTTTATGCATATACAACAGCCAAAGAAAAGATTAATCAGCAAAATAATAAAGGGGCTGGGGCTTCGCTGGTTTTGTCTCGGGCAATGAAACTTTAAACGATGCCGACTTAGAATTCTGCTGTGTCTTGGTCTCGCGTCCCTTCTTAGGTTGCACAACCTCCTCCTCCTCCGAGTCAGACTCCTCGTAAATGATGGTCTTCCTCTTAGGCTTCTTTTTCTTCTTTACAATGACCACTTCCTCCTCGGACTCAGAGGCGGATTCGTAAACCACCTTAGGCTCCTTCTTTGGTTTTGTAGGGGGTTCTGCAACTGCTTTTGGTTCAGCCACTACTTTGGCCTTTTTGACAACCACCGGGGGCGGAGCCTCCTCCTCCTCGGAGTCAGAAACCGGAATCGGAGGTGCATTGTTTAGCTTGTCTTTCAGTGCTTTGAGTTTCAGTTTTTTCTCCTCCAATGCTGACAGCATCTTCTTAGTGGATTCCTGCTGTGCCTCACTGCGTGGTTTTTTCTGCTTTGCTTTGGTAAGCGATTCGTCGTCTTTAGCTGATTCCATTATAATATGGTGTCAGAAAAAAAACTGCTAAATTAATTAAACAACTTATTTTCTAATCATAAGGTATAATGCAAATTAGCGAAATCAAAAATGTAGCTATAAAGGACACTAAGCCTGTGAAGGAAAAGATGGACAAATACATACCCGATATTGTAGAGGGGGTTTCGCGTAGAAACGGAATGATTTATTTGTTGGTTGGCTCGGGAGGCTCGGGTAAGACATCGTTGCTGTTAAATCAATTTCGGCGGGGCGGGGCTTACCATAAAAAGTTTCACCATTTACATTTATTCACGCCTGCGATTAGTTTCGCGTCTGTGCAGAATCACCCGTTTGAAAAGCACGATAAGGTCCATCATGAACTGACACGAGATACGCTGGAGGAATTGTACGCGGAACTGAAAGACCGCAAAGAGGAGCACGACGATGAGGACGAGATGGAATATAACTGCGTCATCATTGATGATATGGCTTCTACATTGAAGGAGAAGGACGTCCAGAAACTGCTGAACACGATGCTCATTAAGGCCCGTCATTTGAACACGTGTTTCATATTTACATTGCAGTCGTATCTGTATATGCCGAAGATGCTTAGGAAGCAGACCACGTATGCGACCATCTTCAAACCGAAGAACCGTGAGGAGTGGAACTCAATCAACCAGGAGTTGTTGCAGATGAAAGAAGATGATGCTAAGAAATTGTATGATTACGTATTTGAGAAGGAGTATAGCCACTTGGATATAGACACCATTGAGAACCACCTATACCGCAATTTCAATTTGCTGGAAATAAAGAAGAATGGCGAATCTATTTAGCCACCACATTATCTCCTGTCAATATAAATGGAGCACATAGAATCCCTTCAAATTTATCTAAATAGCAGATATGCAACGGAAACCGTAGCTGGGAATATTGCGAACTCAATCTACTATCTCCCCGTGATCGAAATCCCGGATGGCCATCACATCTACCTCTCCCTGCAGAATGCCTCCATTCCCTATAGTTTTTACAGTATAACGAACGTTGACAACACCCTAACATGGGGGCTCGTAAGTGGGCCGATTAGTACATATACGATTCCGCCGGGAAACTACAATATAACCCAGCTGATAGATGTCATGAGAATTGCAATGGGAGTTAGTTATACAATCACGTACAACAGCATAACCAGTAAGATTCGGATAGTGCATTACTCAACCAACTTCATAATATACGCGAGCACGATAAACCATGTGCTCGGATTCTCAAAAACGGCAAATACGACCTCAACGGGGAATGCCCTGGATGGCCGGGATTGTGTTAACCTTAACCAGATAAGGGCGCTCAATATTGAAATCAATTTCCCTACATACAATGTAAATGTGGCCCAGCCGTATAATCAGAATATATTAGCAACGATACCGGTCTATGTGGCGCCTTTTAGCATAATCACATATGAGAATCCCAATAACTTTAGAACAAATTTGTATGTGAATAAACTGGACCAGATACAGATACGCATTTTAGACAATGAGTCGCGACTCGTAGATATGAACGGGGTGCAATATCAGATGACCCTGCAATTGGATTGTGTGAAATTTACATAACTGGCCAAATGTTTTCTCCGGCCATTCTATAATGATTGGCTATAAGCAACCTTTAGGTAAATCTATGATTGGTCATAAGATGCCCCTCGGAAAAGCGATGATTGGGTCAAAGGTCCCCCTTTTAGACAGACCCAAAATGAAACAAGTGGAAGAAGCCCTTGTGCGAAAAGTTTCAGGAGGTCTTGAGAGAAATGTTCTTAAGAGATAAACCCCTATGTGAAAACATTTAGACAATTTTAAATGTTTTTTTCCAAATTATTTCCTGGGCATTGTATATAAACAATGATTCCTGCCAACCTCAAGTATCAGTCCAAAGTTGAGTCTGCCCCTGCCCGTAGATACCTTACCCAAATCCAGCCCCAGGGTGGAACGGGTACTTATAACCCCGGTGATACCATCACCATCAACATTCCTACCCGTGCTAACACCGCCCTCGTCCCCTCCGAGTCTTACTTGAGAGGACAGTTTAACTTGATTCTTTCCGGCGCTGCTACCAGTTCCTGCTTAGAGTCGTGCGGGTGGCATCAGTTTATCCAGCGTGTACGCGTCTTCCATGGCTCAAACCTGTTAGAGGATATTGATAACTATGGTCAATTGGCCAAAATCCTGTACGATTACCAGGCTCCTGAGGACGCCGTTAAGGGTCGCTTTGCGATTACCACCGGAACCAACGAGGATTACTCCGGTGTTGGTGTTGCGGCTGCCGCATTAGCAAATGTTCGATCGGTAAACAGAGGCCGTGCTACTGGCGCTCTTGCTGCTGCCACCACTTCTTTCCCCTTTGCTATCAACTTGGTTTCCCTTGTTGGTGCTTTGGCAGGTTCTGCCTACCTGCCTTTGTGGGAGATGACCGCCGCTCCTTTGAGAGTTGAGTTGGTATTGCAGTCGTCCCTTATCCGCGCAATGATGGTTGAAGGTGGTTCAGGTCTTAACTTCACCGCCACTGGTATTAACTACTGTGGTGAGTTTTTGGAGCTCCCCGATTCCGCCATCTCTGCTATTAAATCCGCATCATCCAGCCCGATGCAGATGGTTGTCCCCTCCTACAGGTCATACACCAACAGTGCTGCTATCACCACTGCCGGAACCCAGGTGTCTTTCCCTGTCCCCGCCAAGTTCAGCTCGCTCAAGAACATCTTTGTTGCCACCCGAACCACCGCCGGAACTGCCGCGCAATACCCTTCGTCCCACTGCAAGTTTGGCCTCACCAGTTATAACTTCCGTGTTGGCTCTGAGGTCCTGCCCTCAACTGCCCCCACCTCCATTCCGGAGATTTACAGTGAGGCAGTCAAATGCTTCGGCTCCCTCGCTGATTTACAAGTCCAGCCCTCAATTGATAACACCTCCTACTCCCTGGATGTGCCCAACACTGCTGCCGGTTTGGTAGAGGCGTCCACTGAGGATTCTGGTGCTTTCTTGGTTGGTATTGACATGGAAATATACCAGAATGCGGATAAGGCGTCCATCTTTGCTGGAACCAACACCAATACCAGCGACATCTTCTACATTGCCAACTACACACCCGCAGGAAACGTCACCATCCTCCAAACTGCTTTCGCTGCCTACGACCAGGTTCTCGTGTATGAGAATGGCGTTGGCTATGCCAGATATTAAATTGATTGCTTAAGGTTCCTCCCATACCATATATGCAGTGCTTAATTAAATAATTAGAAATGTTAATTATTTAATGTTTATGTGAAAATGATTTCGTTGTTGCAATCAGATTCGGGTTTATGTCTGTGGTTTTCAATTTTCGTAGCCATCAAATTGTTGTCGCGGGTTGTCTTGGTCTCCTCATCAACCAGTCCGTGGATTTCAAAGATGAAATCGCAGTGGCCATACAGCAAAACGTTTGAAGCGGGGATGTAAGCGGTTTGCGTGGAGGCAGTCACCATTTGAATTGTGATGGTGGGCGAATCGGCGGTTTTACTAAATGTGTGGGAGGGGGACTGACCATATCCATAATTGATAGATTGGCCGACACCGAGACCGGCGGTGGTGGGGAGAATCGGAAGCACGGTAGACATAATTTGAACACGGCCTGCGGATTTGGTAGAGGAGCCCTGATTGTATGGGGCGGGGTCCCAAGGTAAGCCGAGCATGTAAATATCCACGGAGCGAGCGTCGGCAGTGGCAACGGTTTGGGTTGCAATAACAGATGTAGGGTTTTGCCCTATCATAAATGTATTGAGGCGGATATGGAATTTATCAAATTTGTTGTAAAAAGTGTCGCCCATCATTTGGCGGAGATTGACGTTGTTCCAGGTCATAGTCATTCGGTTGTCGGCGACGGTGCCGGCAGGGGTGACAACTGGTGCGCCAGTGGCAGAAAAATAAGTGGCGGCGGAGTTTGATGAATTAATATCGTATGAGCGAAGAACTAAAGTTCTGATTTCATCTGAGGTATTAGACATTATATAATATACTCATAGAATAATTTTAATTTAAAATAATCTATGTACTTATTATAATGGATAAAGAAGTCGCACGATTATGGCTAAATTCACCACTTTTGGGAACAACATTAGGAGCAACCGGCATAAGAACGGCAAACAATAAAGAACTCACATTTAAGATTGATATGCGCATCGTTTTAGGCGAAGCACTGTGGAGCAAATACCAATATTTCAAAATGTATTTCACCGACCCAACGCCCAGTACATCTGGATTGAATGTAGTAACAATATTTCAAAATGGACTTAATTTGATACAATCGTCTTATATGGGAAATACACCTGGATTTAACACGCCACTTTCAATAAATAATACTGGTATATATACTACAGGCGCAAGTACAATTCAACCAAATTTTTATGAGAAGCAAAACAACCTTTGTGAACATATAATGATAAAACCAGATATTAATAATATTCAATTAGTAATAACTCTCGTGGATGAAGTCGCGTCCGCAAGTAATCAAACACTGCGACCTTTTTTCATTACATTTGTTCCATATGAAGACAAAATCATTTATAAAAATCAATATAATAAGTTGTTTCAAAACGAGCAGGTTAATTTCACATTAAGCACTACTGCACTAGTTACTGGTGGCACAAATCAAAACGGAACAATGAATGCGAATCGCACCATTTTTTCATTTACGAATGTAAATCTGCGCAATCTTTTAGGCACATTGTGGGATAAATACGATAAGTTCAATTTAATAATATTGAATTGGGGATGGACTCCAACAGCTTCAACATTCAGTGCTCCAGCAAGCAGAATGTTTTTTATAATGGATGGACTCCAAATGATAAACACATTAGCGGTCACAAATGGATATAAACAAGCAAGGGCGTTTTCGCCACTCGCAAGATACCAAGCAAGCAATATTGTAGATGCCAACTACTTTGATTATCCAGGAGGAATCGTCGGCACCTTTAGAAAACCAGAAAGTGAAAATACAAATTTAGATTTTGAGATTTTTTCTACTATAGGGACAATACAAGCAGTATTAATTGGAAACTCAATATTAACATTTTCCGTAATAGGAGTAAAAGAATAAAATATACTGATAATATAAATGCTATCTGAAAGTGCTTCATTAATATTATCAACTGGCTCTACAACAAATCCGCCTACAATAGATGCGCAACGAACATTTGCTACATTTAGTAATATTGACTTGAAAAATGTCATGGGTGAAATGTGGGATAAATATGATACTTTTTGTGTAAAAGTTGCGACTTGGTATAATAGCAGACAAACCGTTACTGTTACTGGTAGTCAAAATAATGTTGTTAATTACAATATGCGAGGTTTAGAATGGATAAATGTGATTTATGAAACAACCAATTCTTCTGTAAATGCGCAGTGGGTTCCAATTGTAGGTGGATATGTCATAGCAGGGTCATTTTCTAGTCAAAATATTTCAAATACTGGACAAAGTTTCAACTTTAAAAAGGGCAATCGTATAGTAAATTTGGATATAGCACTCAATATAAATGGTGAATTAGCCATTGGAAGTGCTCCAGCAGGAAATAGTTATAATGATTTTTCGTTTCAATTGATTTTTGAACCTGTTATACCTGGAAAAATGAATGAGTGTGCCTTTTATGGATTTAATAGTGGCCCTAATTTTACAGGCATCAATCGTGTTATAAGTGCTGATAGAAAAGAATATTTTTATCCCGCATTTGATATTAGAAACTTGTGTAAGGATTTTTGGGAGAAACACGAAGATTTTGAAATACAAATGACATCAAGTTTAATGACTGGAACTGGAACAGTCACAGGCGATGCTAGAACGATTCCAATACAGTGGAATGGTCTTAATTTTGTAAATAATGGAACAAAACAAAGCAACAATACAGATGGTTTGAAATTATCAACAGAGAACGCAATAATAGGAACACTAATATCAGGACAAAGTGGGTCAACACATACAGGACAGTGTGATTATATGCTTGCACCAATCCAATTTAAAAAAACAGAAGACAACATACCACTAACAATTACATTTAAAAACTTTGATAATACAACTTTGGCGAACTTAACATTAACAGGCGCACAACCAAGATACGCAATCGGGTTTTATATCAAACCAATTTACAATGTGGAGAAGGCAACCCTTTGTATCAATCCATACGGACTGACCACAACTGAAACCAATTTGGGCGTGCGTGATACTGACTATTTCACATTTACGCTGAAAAATATTGATATGCGTCAGGTGTGCCGGTCAATGTGGTTAAAATACAATAAGTTTAATATTTTTCTCACGTCATATACTACTGCAGCATCAGCACACTCGGGTGGTAATCACGCAGTTCTATTGCAAATGGAGGGTTTTAGTTTTATAAATCAAACATCTTTATTAACTACCACAGACACTCTGAATCAAAAACAGGTCGCAACACTGGGAGCATTATTTACAGCAAATACCGCAAACACTCCATTAGCGAGCTCAATGGGAAGTGGTCTAGTAACAACATTTTATAAAACACAAGATTTTGTAGATATAAAATTGACGGCAACTGCATATGATACAGTGGGCACAATGACGCCTTTGAAGGGGGTTTTTACCTTCACGATTGTAGGGGTTCCGGAGGACCAAGAACAATCAAAACAGTTTACGCATAATTGGATGAAGCGTTAAACGAAAATATTAGACCCTTTAATGTTTTCCACAGAATGACTATTAAAAGCGTCAATGGCACCGGCAACTGCAATCTTTCGTGGGTCGGCGCTAAATAATGCGGGGAGGATTTTACTCGTGTGCGGGTTTGCGAGGGTTTTCACAGCGGAGTTCCACGCGGTAGTTCCAGAGACCACATCTCCGGCGGTTCTGTAAATGTTGCGATTTGGACCGCCCTTCACAGATTGCCCAATAGTACTCCCTGCATCCAAAGCATACACTTTATCACTGCCTTTTGCGATGTCCTGTACGATGCGTCCACCCAAACTATGACCAGTAATCGCGGTTTCCGCGGGGGCGTATTTGGCCTTGGCCTGTTTCAATGTTTCGTCGGCCTGCTTGTAGCGTGTAGTGTCCTTTAACCCACCAAATACGTTCTCGTACCCGCGATCGAAACCCTTCTTCCATGAGTTTGGAAGCAATGACTCAATGCCCCGCTCAATGATGGGTTTGCCTGCGTTCTTTTTAATGCCCAATGCGAGTTTCAAATCGGAATTGACCCAGTCCTGAAGAGAATGCGACCCCGTGACGTTGTAGAGGAGTTTCTTAGTTTCGGGGTTGTAATATACCTGCTGGTTGTCGTTGGATAACGCCTTGTCAATCTGGTAGCCGTATTTGGCCATCTCGTTGCCCTGTTGTTTTTCGTTGGGCAAATAGCCAACTCTTAAAGTATCGTATAACGTTGGACGTTGCACAGAACTGTTTTGCATTATATATATATATAAAGCAAACTTATTGGTTAAGCTCCTTCTTCATCAGAATCTCCTCTAAAGGTGTTCGTTTAATGGCTTCAGCGTGCCACTCTTCCACCATGTAGTAAAGCATGGGAAACTGAGATAAAAGGCCTGGAAAGCACTTTTCAAAGCGTCGCTCGTAGTATTCAATGTTAAGATATTCGCCAACACCGAATTTCTCGGGCCTAAAGGTCCATTCTACTTCGGGGAGTTTGAAAATCAGATTATCTGGCAACTCCTCTAAATTGATTTCAATGTTTCGGACGTTCTCTTCTTCGGCAACAAAATCAGACATATATAAAGTCCTGAGAAAATTATAGGGGGGTCAAAGCGAGTTCATCTACGATTTCATTGATTGCATCAAATAATTTTTCTTTAGACCTAAATTTAGATTCATCAATAGGATATCCAGTCTTATCTGTCAGTTCTTTGTAATAAGCTAATAATTCAGCAGTATCGGTTTCTTTGAATTTTGGAATTTCGCGGATTCTATAATAATTCGTGACCCCTTTTCTTAAAGCAATACTTTTGGTTTTCTTAGATGCACCCCCACCGATTTTCTGCTGTGGTTGGATACGCGGTTCGGGCATAACATCGCCAATTTGTGCAAAAGCAACACCTTCTGGTAATTCGTCGCCGGCATAAAGAGTTTGTTGTCTGGTTTCAGTAACATCAGGGGCACCCTCATTTATTCCTCCTGTAAATCGTTCTTCTGTGGTATCGGGTATTTCCTCAACTGTAGCAGACTGGGTAAAAAGAGAAGGACGCTGGCCTGCACCAGGGTCTTGTGCGCCACGAAAACGCTCTGCAGTAAGATTTGCAAGTCGGAAAATCCCTTCTTGCGATTCGCCTCTGTGCTGTTGAACCTCAGCACGCAAAGCGGCAATTGAGGCGTCGTTTGTTCGCTGGATATCCTCAATCTGCTGTTGCGTCATTCCAGGGTTTATTTGCTGGATAGGCGGTAAGTTGCGCATTTGAGGCCCTCCTAAACTCTTTGTAAATCCGGGAGCCATGGGACCGTCCTGACGAATATCTCCTCCAGCGGTGGAGGCCTTTTTAGCTCTCGGTTTGCGCTTCTCCTTAAACACGCCAAGTTTAGAGAGTTCCTGAATCAACTCAACCGTAGAGTCGGTTTTCACAGAAACTTTGTTGTAGTTAGAATTATTAGAAACTTTGGACATATATATATATAAGTATAAAATATAATGAGTATTTCAAATTTAGATTACACTTCATACAATTTTTTGTCAAATTTAGCAGTCGTAAATGCCAATGAAGTAAACACAGATGTTTTGACTAAAAGCGACCCGGACATAAGCGACCTGCAGTTTGATATGTTGGAGGGCATTAATACCAACGAAACTATACAAGACCAAATTGACAACGTAACGGTTGATGTGACTGCATTGGAAGCAGATGTGCTAACACTACAGGGGCAAATGACCACCGCAAATAGCAATATCAGCACGTTGCAGGGACAAATGACGACAGCAAATAGCAATATCAGCACGCTACAGGGACAAATGACAACAGCCAATTCCAATATTAGCACACTCCAAGGTCAAGTAAGCACATTAGATGGTGAGGTGAATACGCTACAGAGTGAAATGAATACTGCGCAATCCGACATTAATACCCTACAGAGTGAAATGAATACTGCCCAGGCGGATATAGGTGTTTTATATGGAATTTCAGCGACAAATACTGCCGCCATTACAGGTCTTTCAATTTCTCAGGCGGCACAAGATGTTATAATTACATCACACACGGGCTCTATTGGAACACTGCAAGGTGAAATGAGTACAGCACAGGGGCAAATAGCAGTATTACAAACAAAAACTACAGACCAATCATACGGAGCATTATCAGGAACAACATTTGCAAGAAGGGTATATATTACAAATACAGGAGCAGGTGTTGGAACAGATTCCATTTATTTGGCGTCAAGTGAAGCATCTACTTTTCTTTATGGACTCACAGCAACTGGTTTAATTTCAACAGCAGGTACATTAACAAGCACCTCGGGAACATCTCAGGTTTCATCGCTTCTGGTTAATAATAATTTTGAAGTGACGAATAGTTCGTTTTTTGGTGATACGATATATGTAGATAGAGCGGTTTTAACAAGCGCGAAAAAAGTGGTTTTATATGATAATTCCACAGGCAATGATTATGACTATCTCGGATTTTGGACAGACAGCGGAACAGCTTCTAAGAAGTTTTTGAATGCGGAAATAGATGGAGTTGCTGGGTCAGCCTTTCAATGGTATTATGGGAATAATTTAGGGTCATCACGAACACTTGCGAAATCTCTATCATCTGCAGATGAAATCAACTACACGCCAAAGGCAACCTTTTTGAAATCGGCTGGAGCATCACAACAAATCCAATTAGTCAGAGACACGGCAAACAATCGAGTGAGAATAGACATGATTGGTGATATAGCAGGTGCGAATACGTTTGATGGACAAATTATCCAACAGGAAGGAAACGGTGTAGATGATAATAGAGGAATCATGACAATCCAAAGTGGAGATGTTACTTTAACTGCACAAACAAGTGCTACAACAGGAACACTTCAAATGAATATGAAAGTATTGGATATTAATGCCTCTGGTGCTATAACGATTGATGGTGCGACAACAACAACAATAACTTCAGTTGATGATTTAACAATCCGAACTACAAATCCATTTGGTGATTTAATACTTACATCAGCAGGACCAACAACGCTAACAAGCACAGGTCAAACAACAATAAATAGTGCTGTACTGGATATTAATGCCTCTGCTGCGATTACGATTGATGGTGCGACAACAACAACCTTAACCAGTATAGGTGAAACAGAAATTAATAGTGCCGCACTGGATATTAATGCTTCTGGTGCGATTACGATTGATGGTGCGTCAACAACGATAATAACTTCTATTGATGATTTAACAATCCAAACTACAAATCCATTTGGTGATATTTTGGTTACATCAGCAGGAACAAATACATTAACAAGTGTAGGGCAAACTCAAATAAATAGTGCCGTACTGGATATTAATGCTTCGGGTGCTATTACAATTGATGGAGCAACAACAGCATTTATGAAAACAGCCAATAATTTTAATATAGAAACTACAAATGTTGCTGCGGATATTACATTTACATCATCAGGAGGATTTGGAGTAGATTCGGTCGGACCAGTTAATATTGTAACATCAACAAACACATTATTTTTAGGTTCATTAGTAGGGGGAATTTCGCAACAAGCAGAAGGGTTAATTGAAATTTCAAGTAATAATAATTATATCACATTAGATGCGGGCCCAACATCTGCTGTAAATATTGGGGCAGGTACTAATGTTAATTTAACAGCAACCACAACAGTAAAAAGTGATTGTGCGAATTTTGATGTAAATGCATCTTCAGCAGTAACTATTGATGGAGCAACTATTGGAATAACTGGGACAACCACAATATTGGGCGTGACAAATATAAACGCAACAGGGGGGGCAAACACAACAATCGGGACATCGGCTACTGGTAACGTAGTACTAAGGGGATTAGCATTATCTATGGTTGGTTCTACAATAATAAACGATACTGGAACAGCAGCAACAAGTATTGGAAATACAACTGGAACATTACAATTAAGAGGTTCAACCAATACAATTTTGGGAGTGACAAATATAAACCATTTGAATACATTAGCAACGACAATTGGCAACACCACTGGGATACTTACATTAAGAGGTGCAACAATTATTAATACAACTGGAACAGCAAATACAACTATTGGAAATACAACAGGAACAGTTGATATAACAGCAAGCACAAATACTGTATTGGGAATAACAAATATTAATAGAACAGGAACGTCAGCAACCTCAATTGGAAATGCGACGGGCACACTTACTTTAAAAGGCAATTTTATAACAAACGAAGCACCTACACGAAATACAGGTTTAACATATCCTATTTCTGATAATACATCACTCGGGTATCACACTAGCACAACCTCAACAACCAAATTTACAAACGCTGCCGCAAATCTCGCATCTTTATCAATACCAGCAGCAGGGTGCTATTTATGTGAGGGACAGTGGTATTTTTCAGGAGCAGTATATACACCACAAACATTCACAACAATATCAATATCAACCACATCGGCAACTGTGAATACTCAAAGACAACAAACAGCATATCAAGGTGGAGTAGGAGGTAATTATGCGGGACAGGTTACATCTATTTTTAATTTCACAGGAGCAAGCACTGTATATTTGGTAGGTCTCGCACAGAATACACTGGGAGGAACATCAAATCAACAAAACTTTTTCTCAATAACCAGGATAGCGTAAATTAAAATCTTTGTATTGTCTATAATGTCAACGTTTAGCTTTTTGAAACCGGCCAATGGACTTTGGAAGGATGCTAAGATGGCGAAGGTTAAGACACGCATACTGGAGCGTGTCACAGATATACCGCACGAGGCGCGAAGTAATAAACACAGCGCGGAATTGCTTTTGCTCGTCTGCAATATGATTGAGCACAGTGTAGACAACAAGGGGAAGAAAGATAAACTTAAGATAGATAAGAAGTGTTTGCTGATAGATATCTTTAAGAGTTTGTTTGGTGAACTAACCCCCGGGGATTGCGAGATGCTTTCTAAGAACATAGAGTTCCTGCATGACAACCATCACATACACAGAGAACCATTGTGGAAAGTTTGCGCTTATGGGTTTGTGGATTTGATTAAGCGAAAATTTTTAAACTAATTTATAGCGTCCGTGATTTTATTCTGGATTACCTGCGCGACGAATTTTTAAGAAGATTAGGAATGACCCGAGGTCATCTACTGGTGTCAACAGCCATTATGAATTTAGACGCTTTCTATTTCATCAATTTGATATTGACTCATTATGGAGTTGGACATTTAGTCAAACTGTTGTGGTGGATTACTTTGTTATGATAGTATATAGATGCCTTACACGATCGAACGAAGCGGGAGAGGGTTTAAGGTTTGCGACGATAAGGACAAATGTTTTTCCAACAAAGGTTTGCCGAAGGCCACTGCATTGAAACAGCGAGTTGCAATCAGCCTAAGCGAATCTGCGAAAACTGGTAAGCCGATTAGTTCTTACTTTAGAAAGTAAGTTTAGTTTATAGTTAAACAATTAATAATGGTTAATGGTTAAACAATTAATAATGGTTAATTGTTTAAATAGTGAAATAGCTATTTAATTAAGTAAATATAACCAAAAAGGGCTTAAAAAGCACTTAAAGCCTTTATTAAAAATTTTTAATAAAGGCTTTAAGTGCTTCTGGTTAATATATTGCTTAATTAAATGGCATTTGACAGCATAATCGCTTACTTAATACGTTTAATTTAGTTTATCGCACCATATATGCTAAGGATTTGTTGTAAGCTCACTGCGTTCGCCACGTTATGCAGTGGCCGGTTATAATTACTTATGAAATTAACATAGGATTATTTTCTTTAGCCATAATATAAATGAACTTCACAGACGAAATCAAAAAGTGCAAACCCAAAATCTCCGACGGTTCTCTTAAGACATACAACTCTCTGCTCCGCTCCATACACAAAGCAGTCTTTGGTGCCGATGATGTAAGCATTAAGAACTTTGCAAAGCAGAAACCCATCATGGAATTCTTAGATAAGAAACCATACAGTACCCGCAAAACTTATTTAGCCGCCCTCATCTGTGTAGCACCCGATGTTCCAACTTATAAGGAGGTTATGATGGGTGACATCAAGTCCTACAACGACGAGACAAAGAAATCTGAACTCACAGACAAGCTGGAGAACTCCGCTATCTCACAGGAGGAGATAGACCAGATTGTTGCCGACCTGAAACAGAATGCCAAGGGGTTGTATAAGAAGAAACAGTTGCGTGTTCCCGACCTTATGGAACTGCAGAATTATGTTCTGCTCTCTTTATATTATGGCCACATTGTCCCGCGTCGCGCGACTGATTATGTTGCTATGCTGTACCAGAATTATAATCCAGAGAAGGACAACTATATTGATTTTGATAATGACAAGCTGGTCTTTAACCAATATAAGACTGCTCAAAAAATGGGGGAGACTTTGAAGGGCCGACAGGAATTGCAGATGCCGTCTTCTCTCAAGAAGATTCTGAAGAAATGGATTGAGGTAATCCCGAAGGAAGTAGACAACCTGTTCTTCAATTCCAATCTGGAACCGCTATCCAATGTTTCTCTTAACCAGCGATTGAATGCAATCTTCGGTGGGAAGAAATCAGTGAACAGTCTCAGACATTTCTATTTGACCTCCAAGTATAAGGACCTTATGGAGGAAACCCAGAAGATGAGCAGTGAGATGAATGACATGGGAAGTAGTATGGCACAGGCCAACAACTATATTAAGATAAACGACAAAGAGTAAAGTTGATGGTTGTCGGAGCAACAAATGAGTTTTAAAAAGGATTTAAAACTAATTTTTCAGTCGGACTGTTCGAGGAAGTTTTTATCTGCCCATTCTATATATGAACTTTGAACAATCCAACAGAAAAAACAAACGATTAGTCGCCATCTTCCCCACAGGCGAGCGCATCCACTTCGGCCAACGCGGGGGCAACACTTACATAGACCACGGAGACAAAGCCAAGCGTAACGCCTATTTAGCCAGACACGGAACCGATCGAGAAAACTGGAAGAACCCTATGACAGCTGGGTCGCTGAGTCGGTGGATTCTCTGGGGACCTTACACCCAGCTCCAGGCCAACATCGCATTTTTCAAAAATATGTTCCGACTATATTAATATACTATGGGCGACGACTACGCAAGAACCTATTACCAACGCAACCGCGAACAGATTTTAGAAAAAATTCGCATCAAAAACGCAAACCGCGCAAACGCCGAAAAGATTCGCCAATACCAGGAGGACTATTTCAAAGGGAGGATTGATGCGCGAAAGGCCTACATGCTGGAGTACCGCAAAGAACACCACGACGAACTCGCAGAGAAACGACGCGAGACTTACCGCGCTACCATATTGGAGGAAGCCGGCCGGATTGTGGTTCCAACCGCTAAGAAGATTGACGCAACAGGCATTGAGATTCGCACTCAGAAACGCCTGGAGACGATTGGCAACACGATGCACAAACGCCACCTCATTGAGAGACGCTTAGAAATCAACCGGCTTAAAGCCGAACAATTTAAAAAGATTCTATCTGGAGATGTTATATGTCCTACGAACAGCGAGTCGGAAGAGGAAGAGATGTAGGGCAATTGGGGCCCTTATTGAGTCGGCGCAATTATTGGAGTGTTCGCTTTTTTCGGTTCCTCCGGCGATTTATTTAGAAGGAGTTTTTTTACTTAAAAACTTTCTTTTGGTTATATATAAAATGGCAGGAAGATGGCAATGCAGTAGACGAAAAGAGATTGACGATATGATTGACGCGATGGCAGGTGAGATGTATTTGAGAGATTGGAAGGGGAAAATGCGAGACGTGCATTTGGTTTTGTTGGTCAAACTTTTACGGAAATGTATAAAAACCACCAATAAGTAATTTCCTACTTTTTTGATTTAAAGTATAAAATTATATATTCCTATCTTATATGTATTCCTTCTTTAGCGATGTTTCCTTCAGTTGTAAAACTCACGCCCTCAACTACGCCAAACGGTTTATTGCCGAGCAAATTCCTTTTTACACCAATATAGAGTTAGATTCTATCAATGGAAAGTTTTTAACAAGATTACTGTCTTATCATCCAGACGTTGCTTATAAAATTGGTTGTGGCATTAAGCACTTTATCAAGCGAGATAATGGAGCCGGGTATACTCTTTTTATTATACGCATTGATGGTTCCGAAGAATCGTTTAGTTATAAGACGTGCTGTGGTGTTAAATACGATGATTTGACAACCGCGATGCGAACCGCGATTGCCCCTTTTTTAACCGAGTATAAAAAATCCAATCCATCTTCTTGTGTATTCTGCAAAACAACAGTTGGCTTACAAGTAGACCATAAGACAATTCCTTTCTGTATTATTAAAAAGAAATTCATTGAGCAAAATACTTTAGCAACTCCCAATACATTTGCAAAGACCGCATTTAAAATTGTTTGTTTTGATTCCAAAGATGCAGTTTTTGAAAAAGCCTGGACTAATTTCCATAATAAAATTGCCGACTACCAAATCCTTTGTGGAGATTGCAATTCTAAGAAAGGAGATAAAATTGAAATAAATTCAAAAGAAATTATTAAAAAACCACATAAAAATATATCTTCCTTATATATAAACCTAAATGACCTATGAATCCCAAAAACGCGCCATGAAGAAATGGCAAGAAAACCACAAAGAACATATCAAAGAATACAACAAGAAATGGAGAGAAGGCAACGAAGAATACCGTCTTAAACAAATCGGATACGTTAAAGCGCATCGTCTTCGCAAGAAAATTGCCGAAGAGCTTCGCAAAGTAGAAGAAGAACTTTCCAAAGCCGAAGAAGAACTTTCCAAAACTGAAATCTTTTAAGTTTAAAAACTTAATTTAAAAGATTTATTCTTTCTCCTCAGCATTGAAGCCATCATCATTTGCACTTGTCATTATATTATCATTGCAACTTTCGCGTGGTCTTTCCGCGAACCCTACAATATAGGCCGACTTATATTTGATTTTATTATGATATGTATCTGCAGGTTTAAAATACTTTCCAATAAACATATTCTCTTTGATTTCTTCTGTGAAATTATGTAGATTATTTGCACGTTTTTCTTGCTTTGACATAGTCATATATAATTCGGATTCCTTGAATGCGTTATATGCATTTTTAACCATTATAACTGAATTTGCATCTTCTTTATAATTCTCAGAGAACCAATTATAAATGTTATCGGATTTCTTCATATATTTATTAGACGCCTCTTTGCATTCTTCGGGAATATCTACAAATTGATAACCATTCTTTCTGTACTTCTCAAAATAAGTAAACAATATTTCTATTAACGCTTGACGATTATCATTTTGAAATTGTTCTGATTTGAAATATAAATCTGATACATAAATATTCATTTTTTTAATTTCTTCAGCTGTTTTTCCAGCGATTGCATCATCATATAAATGCTTATCTTTAAAACTTGCAACAAATGGTGTCACATCCAAACGACGCGCTATCGCATCATTGACTTCATCAAAGTTTGGCTGTTTATTGCATTCAATTATTAAGGTTAGCATCAATAATGTAATACAATTACTACTATATAAACCTCGGCAATTAATTTTTTTTTCACCTGTCAAAGATTTTGCTGTTGAAGAATTAATTGTTTTTTTTGGGTCTGGTTCTGATGTGATAGCAAATCTTTTTTTATGTAAATTTGCAATTGTTGGATTTGGACCTTCTTTAATTTCAGATATTAAAACAGACGATGGCAACACATAACCATAATCTCCAATAGCATGAAGCATTAATGCATTTAAGACACCTTTTCCATTTCCGCCTTTTCCAGTTGCATTGAATATTTTCTCTATTTGAACCCCCCTCAATCCAGTTGCCAATATTGTCAAATAATGGTCTTTGATTTTTGGATTTGGAAATATTTGGTCTAATAATTTGTTTAAACGCGTATGGTCTGCTCCTGCACGATTCCAGTTCCAACCAGTTGTCATTGATACATATTGTTTATAATGAGGTTGTATCCACTGTGCTATATCCAAATCATAAACAGCATTTGTGAAAGCCAATAAATCTGAATGAGAATCCATTTCAATATGGTTAAATGTGATTGCATATATAATATCGTCAACTAATGCCTTTCGCATATTGTTATTGTCACACGCTTGGATTACTTGTCCCATTAATTTATTAAGTTCTTTCATTTTGGTTTCAAATCCTTGTTCTTGTGATTTTTCAGTCAACTCATCGATCATCCGGGAAACCTCTTTGCATACATATTTTTTGAACGAATTTTGAACCAAAATGAAA